CCCAAGAAGGATACCCTACCAAGTGCTTCAGATTCCTCGGAGACATAGGGTAAAGACCCTAATATCCTCTCACATGTGCAAAACATGAGAGATGCTGCGCGCCAATATCCCTTTTTATAAAAGAGATTGGCCGTAGCAACGTAGGATAAAATAGAAGCAACTTGCTGCCGATTCTCAGGACGCAAAGAGCGAACATAAGTCGGAGTGACTTCATATCCGTCATATGCGTCGATCCCACAAGACTCTCGAAACTTACCAGTTACGAAAGTCTTGGAGTCATTTACCTTGCAGTTGTACTTACGCAGGTAATCGAGAATCGTTTCCGCCTGGTCTGTGGGGACGATAAGATCGTCTCCATAGACGTATATACTTCGAGAAACTTTAAAACAGTTCTCGTAAGTATACGGAAGGTTATTTGCGTCCAGACAGGCTAATACACAAATTGTGTAATAGTACATAGCCTGAACAGGAAAGCAAAGAGCAGAACCCATCGATGCAAACTTTCTGAGGAAGATTACTCTTCCATCAGGTAAGAGTGCTCGGTACGAACGACATGCTCTAATCAGCTCAAGAAGATCTGAAACTGAGGAGAACATGGTCATTGCTAGCGATGCGGGAACGCGATCGCTAGCATCTGACAGGTCGATAGTTGAAAACCGACCAGTTCGTGACGATTCAAGCGCTAAATCCCTGTTGAACGTTTGGTCAGTAAAATTTACCTGACCGCGCGTCAAAGGATCAGATTCGAGACGACTGTAAAGAAAGTCTCGAACTGCCTGTTGAGCATATTGCATGCAAACAGGTTCGATAGCGATGATCCTGGGTGACTTCAAAGTTTTCGGGACCAGATGAACCCTAACAGGTTGCTCCTGATCCCATGGAACGAACGTTACCTTTTCGAAAAGATCAACCTCCTCTGATTCAAAAATGGATACAGCGTATCCATTATCGACGAAGGGAAAGTTTCTTTCGAGACGCTCGTGCCATACACGCCAGACATATTTCGCGTTTCCACGAATATGTTCGGCAGTGGCACCGGGGCCATGCCTAGGTACCAAGCTGCTAGGGTCATAAGAACCCAACAGATTGTGCCAAAGATGGTCCGAAACAGCAAGAAACGAATTTCTCGCTGTTTGATCGATGCGAAAGTCATCGAAGTCTTGCTCAACTTGGATGAAGTTTTCGATTGCCGCCCGGTTCCGTTTTTCGGAACATGGTAGCTCGATTTTCTTGAAACTAAGGCAAATTTGCCTAATAGCTTCAACGTAGATCGAAGAATACTCTTCATCTATCAACCTCCCGGTCTCATGGTCAAAGAGACGACTGAGCATACCTTGCAAAAA